CGTACCACCACGTCCGTTGATCTCAATCTTTTCGATCTCCTCACCTTGCTCGTAACGCCTGACTGTTTGTATCCTTGCGTCACAAGTAATCACTGTGATTGATCGTGGCTTGATGTCCTCACTGATAGCGTTGATCTCACCAAGAAAGAACCTTAGCTCTCGCTTAGATACAGACCCACTGGTGTCGATGCCAACAACTACATCACCTGCACCAATCTTTTCGATAGATGGTGAGATAACACCAGTCATGTGATACATCTTCTTCTGAGGCTTGCGAAAGCTGTAGTCATCTGGTTGATCACCGCCAACAAATCTACGCATCACATCACGCCAGTCAACTTGGCTACGCTCCATCTCTTCAATCAAAGACCTGATAGCAGCAGGTAGCTTGCCGATTGCCTTGGCTCCAGATGCAGCCATCATAACCTTGGCATCGATGTCTGCTTCCATCTGCTTGACCTCAGCCTCTGACATGTCACCGCCATCCTCTTTTCGAGCATCCGTAACCTGACCCATGCCTGCACCTTGAGAGTGCTTCTTCTTGGCGTCATCAGGCAGTCGATCAAAGATAGCCTCTGCACTAAGACCTTTGTACTCTGGGTCAATCAGCCCACCCTCTGGGAGAGTAAAGCCATTGTCCACAAGCACTTGATTGATTGCAAAATCAGTCGCAATATTCCAAAGCTCAGGATCACGTACACCACGTCTGAGGTGATGCTTGAATACGATGTGCAATACCTCGTGAGCCATAACACCTACGGTCTCTTCTTGACCCATCGTATCAACGAATGATGGTGACCATAAGATAGAGTTACCATCGGTGCACATAGTCGGTATGCTATCATCTGATTTTACATTTACTGACAAGCACATTGATCCAAAGAAGGGATGCTTGACAACTAGGCGCGTAACAGCGCGAGACACTTTTGCTTGTGCGTCCATAATTTCCTCCGAAAAAAAGTTCAATAGAACTAAAAGCTGAAATGGTAAGCAGTCATATTGACGTGTATGACTGCTTTACTGTGATTAAAGGATCAGGTTCTTACCTACTGACATGATCCATTCTCTGATTGATGCATCAGCCTTGAGGTCTCGCTTGAGTTCCTCAGTGCGGTTCATTGCATCCTTGATCACAAAGGCAGCAAACTCTTGCTGAGGTAGCCGCTTGAGATAAGTCACAATGTTCTTTGCATTCTTGCCAGTCATCTTGGATGACAGCGCAGCGCATACCGCATACTGTACGTCAGGTGCATCAGGAATATCTGCACTCGCAGGGTTAGCTATAAGCTTGTCGATGTCAGGCACGACATCATATACCTTGAGAAAACCGTTGAACTCAGCCGTAGCTGCACGTCCAACCTGACCTGCGATAGCCTCAACCTGATTGACTGGGTCAAGCTTCCACCTGAGAATAGTAGCGACACGCTCCCATGATCTGGGAGATGGGCAAGCATTCTCATCACGATTGAACTTGTGCAGCCACTCAGGACGGAAGCGTAGGAATGCAGCAATCCGCTCATCAATACGCTTGCTGTAGTAGTAAGCAATCGTATCCTCCAAGTCAGCCTCGATCTCTAGGAACATCAAGCGATCCTTGAGGTGAGAAGGCATGTTGTTTGTACCTGCGCGGTCAGACATGCGGTTACCTGCCGCAATGATATGCCAACCTTCTGGAAGGTAGTGCTTGCCTATGCGTCTCTCATTGACCAACTGTGCGGCAATGTTTTGGTTCGACACTGGTGCTTGTGGTAGCTCGTCAAGAAACAAGATACCTTTGCCATCTCGTGGCATCCAGTCAGGACACCTTCTGTCCATTGTCTCACCGTCAGCATTGGGTAGTACCCAACCTGCAAGCTCACCTGCATCGTACTGAGCCAGTGATAATATCTGGCAGTTAATGCCAAGCTCTTTGGCGATCTCGTGGACAACGGTGGTCTTACCAATACCTGCACCAGATACAAGGTATGGCACACAATCAAGGGTGTCTGTCTTGACTGTGATAGCGGCCTTAGCAATGGCCTTTGCTTGAGATAGTTTCATTAGGACTTTTCCTCTAAAGTTGAAAGCAGTTCATCTGCTTTTCTGATTGCGATTACAAAATTTAGACATTCGATTTTTACAGAGCATGTCTCTACTCTGCCTTTTTTGGAGCGTAGGCCGCTCTCTCTTTCTTCTTTTACAGCCTCGTCAAAGTCTTCATTAGCTTTGACAAGCATGTCGTTTAGCTCTTGCATACTAAATTTTTTGTATGCCTCAACTATGTTCATACTATAAGTATCTTCTAGTTCCATTATTCCTCCAGTAAACTTAACAAAAGTTTTGCTTGATAATCACCACGCTTTGTCATGTCTCGTAGATAATTCAAAAGCATCTCTTTGAGTTCATCAGTCATTGATCCTCCTTTTTTAAAAAGTTCTATTGCACTTAAAATTACAGCCCCGAAGGGCTGCTATTAAAATGCAAGTACCACTATGAGTATCACTACAATAAAGGCAGTGAGGGCAAAGCCCTCAGCCAATATCATAAGCTTATCGCGCATTTTCATGCTGCGAACTCAGCAACCGTAGCATCAACAGTCACATTCTCGTTAGCAGCCTC